ACCTTCGCTGGCCGCGAGTCAAGAACCAAGTGGAATGGCTCGACAACTGGGAGCGAGCAGAGATGAGACTGCTGTTGGATAAAGAGATGCAAAGCGATGATAGTTAAGATGAATAACAAAGCGATAAAAATTACTAAAACTTTTTACGAAGATCATGTGGCGCGAGACTTGCCAGCGCCACCCGTGATCAAACAAACCAAATCGCATATTTGGATTGACGCAACGAGCGAACATCTTCCTGAGCTTTTGGCGGATGCGGATTATTACGCAGACCCTTGGACATATTCTCACGCTGAGTTTGGCAGCCCCCTAGCTGCCTTAGTGAAATCGGCCAAAGCGACCAAACGCTCAATTGAAAACCATTTTAGTGAGGTTACTAATGAACATTGATCGCCTGCGCGAGCTTCAGGATCTAAACAATCCTGCGGCTTCATTTAACCAACCGGACGCAGAGTATTGCCACATCCACGACCATGAGATGCAGTTTGTAGAAACTGAAGATGAAGACGGGAAGCATTGCTTCTCGTTCTGCGAGATCTGCCAAGCGATTGAAAACAATCAAGTGCAGTGCAGCATCTGCAAGACTGACAAGGTTGAGTGGGATTCCGAAATGGAAGAGTGGTACTGCCTGCAATGCGAACACTTTACTGATCTAGTGGAGCAAGTATGAAGACAGTAAACGAAACAGGACTGATGCACATACGCGACTTTCTAATTGACAGGTCGCAATACGGATCAGCCTACGAGGTATTTGATAAACACGACTTAGGACTTCGTAAATTCGCTTCTGAGGCCGAGTTTCAGATGAGTATAGGCAACCCACCAGAAATAGAACTCAAGGCGCATGAAACAAAATCTCATCGTGTTGAGACTTTTGAGATACCAAAAGAAGGCATTGACCCAAACATCTAACGATGTACAATCAACAGACCACAACGGAGAATGATGATGAAAGTAGAAACGAAAGATCAGTTGCGTCAAAGAATTGCTGAGCTGGAAAGCGAAGCGGAAAAGATGCAAGAACAGTTGCGAGTCAAGGATCGTGACCGTGAAGATCTTAGGCTAAGATTTGTCGCGGAGCGCGAAAAGTCACAAAACGCCGCGATTCAAGATCCAGATAACTCAGAACAGTACCAAACTGTACATCCCGACAACGCGCACTGGATGGCTGCATCCGATGCTTACATCACGATATGCACGACGGGGTATGATCACAACTATGACCGCATACCCAAGCAGCGCGTCTGCACGATTCCTTTCCCTGATCTAACCGGAGGTATGCGCTGGAATACCAAGCTGCCTGAGACTTACCGTCTTGAAGAGCGGGACGAGCATGGGCGGTACACGTACAAAGTCTCGCCACACTGGGAGATGGTGAAAGAAGACGAATACGGGCAGCACTGGCATCATGCCGAAATGCAGACCGATATACAGTTTCTGGCAGAGCAAGACTACTTGATTGAGAACCGCGAGCAGTTTGATCGCCGCCAGAAAAGAGAGGTTAGGGAAATGATGAATAAGGCCATCACTCTCGCAGGACAGATCCAAGAGTTTTACAACGACATTGGGCAGTTCCCAGATGAAGAAGTCGAGGTATCGGCATCTTTCGCATTACGGACGGAGGTTTAGTCAAATGAGTTACAAAATAGAGCAAAAAGTAAGACCATTTAACGCTAATACTCGCAGAGGGATATTAGAACAACTTTTATGCGACATGAAAGTTACGAAGATGGGTGAACAAGGAGACTCTTTAACTTTCAAAGCCAAGTTACGCAAGGCCCATCCTGATGGACGTGTATCTCTCTCTTGCAAAGAGGAAGCGGATGTACGCGCTGTAGGAAAAAAACATGGGATGAAGTTTAAGTCTTGCAGCGATAGGGAATCAATGACAGTGACGTATTGGAGATCTGAATGAAAGACATAGAAACAATTTACAGCGACATCCCACTGCCACCCAAAAGGCAAGGCCCACAATCTTCGCGATGGGAAAAGTTTGTAAACATGAAAGTTGGCGATTGCGTTTTCTTAAAAACGAGAATAGACGCCAACAGCCTAACGACTTACCTAAAGAACAAGGGTATATCCACAGTTTCGCGCAAAGTGGATAACCAGATTGGAATTTGGAGAATAGAGGAAGATGGATAAATACTTCAGTACTCTTGATTCAGTCATGCACAGGTATGGGCCGCAAGGCTCATCACCTGCGCCAAACTTGATTGCCCTCGACAAACTTTTAATTGACGCGCTGCACCGCGAACATGATGCTAGGCCGGAAGGGAAGTACATTGTAGCGGTATGGCGAAAAGAGAGAGGTATCAAAAAATGAACGACGCCACTTCGCATCAATTAATTTTGAATGATCAAGAGATCCGATCTTTGCTGGAAGTGATCAGAAAATCTATTACAGATGAAGAGCTTATCGCCTTCAAAAGCGATTTACTTTTTATCAAACTCAGCATTGACGAGATTCTTTTAGAACAACGCGAGGCTACAACTTAGAGTACCAAGGCCACCGGAGGGGTCAGGGTTCGTCCCTCACGCCTTATCAGTCGGCGTGACCGAATGTGAAATAGATGGGATGAAGTGCGTTTGCATTCATTTCCGCCAATCCCATCAACCTCCGGCTTTGTTCCCGCCAAAATAAACACGATCAATAGCGTCCAACCCAACCCTTAAAAGGGTTAATTCGTCAGCATTTACAGGCTGATCCTCACAAACCACGCGAACAACCATGTCGCTGCCCTTTTCAGTAATTTCACTTGTCATCACCTTGACAATCTCACCAAACTTAACCAGCCCATAATTGTAAATGTTTTTGGGTTTTGACCCGCCAAATGATGTCAGGTCTGGCGTCTTGATAAACATTCCCGCCTTGAACGCAGAATCCATCAAATACTCAGCCGCCCTGTGTTGGTCTAGATCTATTGAGTCATTCATCAGTAATGTGTCAATCATCATTTGATCATTGATCTTGGCACGACCAATCGGCTCCCCATCAATCTGCTCTAGAGAAACCGAGTGGCGGCGATGAACTTGGGCAGTGCCTATGTCATTAAAATTCCCAATCGCTATCTGTTTCTTGGAAGCTTCTTGCTGCCGGTGCTGAGTATCCTGTTTGCTCTTTTTGCTGGACACGATCTGAATACCTCCCATTTACAAAGTTGTAATTCAATTCAGCCATGCCAACCGAACCTACCCATTTGAACCGACTCTTCCAACTGTGAACTTCAATATGTTCATCTTGACGGTGAACTGTAATGCCACAATCGCATTTCGCAAACCAAGCGGCTGAACCAGATATGTGGTTGCCATTGGGTATCGGAAACTTACCAGAGTCGCTGGCCCTCATCTTTGCTGGATGCGCGATAAACCAAATGTGCAGGTCATGGGATCTGGCGAATGTCACCATGCGAGTGAGCATCTCAGAGATCGCCTGATGTTCGTTTTCGTTGGTGTTTTGCGAGATGTAATTGTAAGGATCTACAACCAATCCCCTGCACCCCAAACGCATCACCGCCTGCTTAGTTCTATCTATGATTGAGTCTATTGTTGGTGCCTCGCCATCCTTACTGTCGAGGAAGGCGAAATGCTCGTTGACCCAGTTGCGCGATTCAGCCATTTCAAAGTCGTTCATGCGCGGATGAGCGCCCTCAAAGAACGGCTTGCCACTGTACTTCTCACTGAGTTTGATGATGTGCAGCGGCGGCGGATTCTCAAAACTTGCAACGGCAAACTTCCAATCGTGTTCTTTTGCCAAGTTGACCATCACGGCATCAACCCACTCAGACTTACCAGACCCCGGCTGACCAGTGACCACTGTTAGCTGACCAGCCAGCACAGAATAAATCCCATCTAGACCAGCAAACCCAGTTGAAAGCCCACCCATCAATCCCTTTTGGTAAAGAAAATCTACATCGTCACTGTAATCATTAGCCGAATAAACACCCACCAATGGCACTGGTGCCGCATCAACGACAATATCGTTTAGAATCTCTGCACCGCACTTCAGCAACACATCGTTGGCATCTTTTGTGCCTTCTGGATACTGAACCCTGTAGCACTTAGCCCTACCTATTCGGCGTTGTATTTCTTCGGCAAGCGCATCCCCCGGCTCATCATCATCCACGGCAAGAATTACTCGCTCTGCCGCCTCAAATAAATCTTTAGCGTTCCACAAGTAACCAAACTTACGATCCTCAGATGGATCTACCTTGCGATTACTCACCTTCTGAGGCGCACCGTTGGGAACAGATACTACTAAAGCGTTTATATCGTCGTTGAGGGCGCTTTTTATAGCCAGAGCATCCATTTCGCCCTCTGTTATCACAATGGCCTTGTATCCATCTTTAGATAGCTCTGAAGGCATCCAGAGAGTTCTAGCCGCGCCGTCTTGTGTAAACCTTTTGCCCTCGACTGATCGCCACTTGATGGCCTCTTTGTTCCCATAGACGAATCCAATCGCATCTAGCTCGCCCTCACCGTGAAAATACTTCTTGCCAGTAACGAGTTGATAATCAGAAACATCACTTAAATGTATGCCTCGCTTGAGTAAATACTGTGAGATCAAGTCAGAGTTGCTGGTTTTAGGCAAAGATATTGGCGTAACTGGAGCTTTGTGAACTGGTGCTTTGTCTTTGTTGCACCTTCCTGAGATACCGCAGTGCCAGCATTGGTACAATATCTTGTCTGCTTCAACCGTGATCTGCATATCCCGCTTGTTGCTTTTCCGTCTGTCAGTAGCGCAGACCGGACACTCAACCCTGCTTGATTCATGGTGAGATTTAATCCATCCGTTAAGTTCTTCGTCATTCATCACATTCTCCAAATGTTGACTGTTGTTTGTTTTCGTGCTATTTCTTCCCTATGAGAACGTTCACATCTAAGACGTTCTCTTTTTCTCTCTGAGAAAAATTGCGAATGTTCTCATTGAGAACGTTCTATGTTCCTCCTTCTTGTGTTATCTCTTTCAGGTATTGCTGAAGAAGCTTTTTTGATCTGGCACCATCCTCGTTGGCAATCTCGGACGCCATCATCATCAATTCTTCTTTATCTAGATTCAGGTCTTTAACTATTTCTTGAAGGGATGGGCTGTCGTAGAAAAAATCACACGCAGCCACGCGAATCTTTTCATCGGTAGAAAGCAGGTCTTTGAACGCCTGCCGTAGCATTTTAAGCGATAGGTTCAATCTTAATTTCCGCTCTTGGATTCTCTTTATCTAATCCATGAAAGATATGCTTTTCCTTTACTTGCCTGTCGTTAGTGTATGCCACCCCTTCAAGCAAATCCAAAATTAAACTCTCATCAAGGTCAGGCCGTCTGGTTTTGTAGTGAATCGTGATCGTCACCCTCACATCCCCATCAATCAATTCATCCCTTTTAGGGCATTGTTTTTCAAAAGCTTTTTTGTACTCCAAAGCCTTTTGAGACTTTACAAATCTAGGCTTTCCACCGAAGGCTACAAGCCTGCGGCTGTTGGCCTTGCTCGCTGGCTCACCATACACAATAGCTGTGAAAACGTTTGACATGGTATGTTCCTTTTTGTATCTTTGTCAATGGAGGTATGTGATGAGTAAGTTAAACGGTTATTTGTTGGAGTTGGAAGAAAAAGGTTTAATCTTTTTCAATGAACGGAGCAATCAGTATGAGCGAGATCAAACGTGGCATAGAGATGGCTGTGAGAACACCCATGACGAAGCTGCCAGAGATTCCCTTTTCAGATATGTACCTCAAAGATCTGTGGGAGTTAGAAGTAGAGAACCCAGAGGACTTTACCCGAAGAGTAGGCGCGGTAAGAAGCGCATACAAGCGGTGGGTAGAACAAAACGAAGGGGATCAACGAAAATTCTTTATTGGCAAAAGCAACCACACAGAGGGCTGCATAGCCGTCTATTGCTACGAGGGGCCAACTAAGGATGAAGCTGACCAACCAGTTCAACCTGCCGGAACCTATAGTACAGGCTCTTTCCCGCAATGATTACAGCAAGGGCGCAAGCCATCGCTCTATAACCACGCTCATTGACTCGCCTCGGATCAGGATATTGCGAGAGCAATACAATGATCAAATCCAAGAGGATGTCAGCGATATGATGTGGAGTGTTCTAGGCACCGCAGTTCACAGAATCTTTGAGGATTTTGCGACTGGTGATGTGATCTCAGAAGAACGGCTGTTTGTCGAGTATGAGGGATGGACTATCTCTGGTGCCATTGACTTACAGGATGATGAAGGCCCAAGCGACTATAAGGTAACTTCGGTCTGGTCTGTAATCTTTGACAAGAAAGAATGGCACAACCAGCTTAACGCCTATGCTTGGCTGATGCGTCATGCTAAACAGCGTCGGTCAAAAAAGCTTCGGATTATTGCTGTTCTGAGGGATTGGAAGCGCAGAGAAGCAGAGATGAAAGCAGACTATCCGCAGTCGCCAATCATGGTGCTGCAAGTTCCCATGTGGAGTGATGAGGAACAAGATGAGTACATGGCACAACGAATTAAGCTTCATCAAGATGCTGAGTGGGAACACATCAGTGGTGGCGACTTACCTTTATGCTCTGACGCAGAGCGCTGGGTGAAAGCTGATACTTTTGCTGTAAAGAAAAAAACAAATAAACGCGCTCTAAAAGTGTTTGATTCCATGCAGGAAGCTAAGTCATTCATGGAGCAGAAGTCTCTTGGAGAAGATCACGCGATAGAGATACGGAAAGGTTCCGCTACGAGATGCGAGCAGGACTGGTGTAGGGTTTCTAACTGGTGCGATCAATACGCGAGAGAAGCCAATGAGTGACGTTATTTTTACTTTTGTTTTTGATTCTGAAACAAAAGAGTTTGCCCTTCACATAGAACGCGCTGGGGGACTCACTGACGCGCAGGAGATGGTAGAACCAATGACTGCCCTTAAGGATTTCTGTTGTGAGTTTATTGAAGAGGCCAGTCTTAACAATTTAGAAGTGATTGAGGGGCCGTATGTTAAGCACTGACAAAGGTACTTACGAAAAGATGGTAGGCATCTGGACAATCACAAAGATTCCCGGCCTGTCTATGAAGATAGTCGGAGATAAACTCAACTTTATTTGGCTGCAAGGGCCGCTAATATCGTTGGACTTGGCGCTATTTGATCAGTTGGCACCGATTGAAATAGTAGAAATTTTGGAAAAAAAGATGGATGAGGATTATGGCATCAAAGGAAAAAAGTTCAGATCTGACTTTTCAGCATATCTGGTCAACCCTTTCTCAAGTCAACGTTGAGGAATACAAGAAAGAGGTTAACGGCCTGAGCTATCTAAGCTGGGCTAGGGCATGGGGGGTCTTGATGGATCACTTCCCAGAAGCAACCTACACCTTTGGCGAGAATGAAGTTCACCTGAACGGCACTGTAACTGTTCACTGCTCAGTCACGATTGGCGATAACACGCGCACAATGTGGTTGCCTGTTATGACTGGCTTCAAACACGCAGCAAAGGCTGATCCAGATGCAAGGGACATCGGTGATGCAAAGATGCGCTGCCTTACCAAGTGTTTGGGTATGTTTGGTTTGGGACACTACATATACGCAGGCGAAGACTTGCCAAGAGCCGAGTCAGTAGAGGAAAAGCCCAAGGCAAAAGCCAAACCCCAAAAACCTAAGCTTGTAAAGAGCGAAAGCACAGAGGTTGATAATGAGGCTATGCCAAAGCCACAAGCAGAAAAGTTCGTAGAAATTATGCTTGAGTGCCTTGGTCTGCACGAAGACAAAAACTCTTTGAACTCGTACTACCGCGAAAACATTGGCGATATTACGAAGGTTCAAGAACAGCATCCTGAACTTTACAAAAAGTTGATGGATGGATTTACCGCTCGTAAAACAGCGATCACAACTAAAGGAGAAGCGTGATGCCTGATTACAAGGCAAAAGAAGTATCCAAGGGAAACCTTTGGACTAACGAAGGGCGTACAGGTAAACAGCCTCATTACAGAGGCAACATAGTTATTACCAAAGCGCAGGCGAGGCACATCATGTCTCACATGAAGGCTGGTGCCAGTGAGTTGAAGATCACTGTAGCAGCGTGGCAGAACCAAAACGACGACGGTTCCACATGGTTTGGATTGAGTGCGGAGACGTTGCCTAGCGATGATGCACCTGTGGCAGCACCGCCGCCGCCACCACCCCCGCCCCCAGTTGCAAGCGATGACTTTGAAGACGATATACCGTTCTAAATGTCAATACGCCTAGACTTTGAGAAAGGCAGAGGGGCGCATTTGATTTCGGCTCTCTGCCTGACCCATGAAGAACGCGCTGATGAACTCAAGCATTTGCTGCGTAACAATGAGGGTATCCGCATTGAAGTTTCGGGCAATAAGAAGGATAGATCTAGGTCGCAAGAAAACTACTATCGCAAATGGAGCAGAGCTTTCGGGAATCATTGTGGCTTGATGCCTGATGAAATACATGATGAGTTGCTGTGTTTGGCGTTTGGCAGCGTCGAGGTAGAAACAAAATTTGGAATTAGACGCAGGCCGTCGCAGAGAAGCGCAGACTGCACATCATCAACGTATGCTGAACTTATTGAGGTATTGATAAGAGTTAGTGCAGAAATGGGTTTTAGGGTGCCGCCGCCGTATGAACAAGATAACAATTGAATTGGATCTGGATAATCCAGAGATAACAGGCTTGGCATTGAGCGCCATTGAGACTCTCAAATTGATAATTAAGCTTGCAGAAAAAGCGCAGTCTGATGATGAAGACGAAGACTAAAGCTTTTAGATCCAAAAAGCATCTCAAGGAAGTGTCAGAGATGCCTTGTTGCGTTAACGATTTTTCCTGCGGCGGTGAGGTGCAAGCTCATCACTTGCTTAAACCTTGGCGTGGTGAAAGAGGCATGGGAATGAAGGCGTCTGATGACAACGTGATACCGCTGTGCCAATACCATCACTCGGTACTACATGATCGTGTCGGAAACGAGTTCAAGTTTTTTGTTAAGTACGGAAGAAAAGAAACCTTTGGGCAAGAGCTTGCGAGAAAGTTGTATGAAGAGTTTGAGGAACGCAATGGATCGTCAGCAGCATTATGACAAAAGACTGCGCGGATCAAGCTTATCGGAGCGTTTGGTTGCGACTTGGATGTTGTTGAGCGGCAGGGAAAACTTTGTAATGGTTTACAATAAGACTATTACTCCAGACTTTGAACATCGGATGGATCATGTTGACGCTGGAGATTTAAGGGTCAACGGGCGAAAGGTTGAAGTGAAACACTCATCTAGATCTTTTGATTTTGGTGACTGGCCTTTCCATAGGTTCTTTATATGTAATAAGAATAGCTTTGATAGGGCAGAAGAGAAGCCAGCTTTCTACTTTGTTCTTAACAAACAAATGAACGCAGCAGCAGTTGTTGATGTTCAAAAGACAAGGCAGTATTGGACTGTGGAAAAGGTTAGCGATAAACAGCGTCCGGGCGGCGATAATTATCTTGCTTATAACTTGCCTCTGGAGCATATCTTGTGGCAAAAGATTGGGGATGAAAGTCTAGAACCTGTTTATCAAATGACGTTTTCAAAGGACATGGAAATTGTTTCATGTGGAACAGTTTAGACCAAAGGGTTCATCACACCCATCCAGCCCTTTCCCGTCGGGGTGGTCGGTAGGCGGGACTTTTTCGGTCGGCAGCTAATTTTTCTGAGTGAGTTTATTTAGCTGTTTGCCACACACGTTCCCGTCCGTGTGGCCGAAGGCGGGACTTTAACGAGGTAACAATGAATAAATTCGTACAGGCCATAAGATCACAAGAGGCTTACAAGAAGAAACCTAAGCCTAGAAAAGAACATTTACCCGTAGATAAGCGCCCACCAATCAAGGACTCACAGATCGTGCAAGCACTCGGCCTAATAAAGATGGGTCTAACACCTAGCCATGTCGCAAAAGAATTAGATGTCCCTGTGCAAACGATCTATAACGTGCGGCAAAGATACCAACTAATACAGCTAGAAGACGGTAAAAAGTGGTATAAATACTTAGGTGTTTAGTTGCCCACTATGATGCTATATCGCTTGTTGAAGCGATCATAGACCGCCTTTTTCATCTCTTCTAAACGCTCTTCTTGTTCAGCTAATTGTATTGCAGCAGCGGGGTTTTCTTCTGCCCTTGCTCTTAACGCCCGAAGTCTCTTGTTGATCTTTCTAATCTGGGACTCTGACGCCTTCAAGCTGCTGTTCATGGATATGAATGGCATATTTTCTTCAAGATAGGTTCTGCGAGCTTGAGCGCGTCCAGCACCTTGGAGAAACTCAGCTTGTTTTACTTTGGCCTTTATGTCAGCGCGTCTCTCGTAGAAATCTTCTTGGCTTGTGCGGTGATCTACCTCACCCATTATCCTTCTCACAAACGGCATATCGTTTACGGAAATGTCTTCATCCGCAGCAAATTTTTCTAGAGCAGTCAGCGTTCTTAACCCTGTAGCACCAGCCCCACCCAAAGCAAAGTTGAATATATGTTGAGCTGCGTCTGGAGAAAAATCTATGAAGCCTGATTCGTTTTCGTTACCACCAAAGCTGTTTATGAATTTTGCAGCATTGATTATGTGTTCGTTTGTACTTGATTTAGCCATTTGGCTATCCGGTATGTTTTGACCGGGAAACGCTGTGGTGAACACAGGAGAGCCAAAGAAGTTTTCGTTAGCAAGTATCTCCACTACAGGATCTAAGATGGTTGGCGATCCGGTCTTTACCAACCCTGTCATAAAGTCTTTGGAGCTAGATACCCCAACCGGATTGAATGATCCTAAGAACGTCTTAGTTACCATAGTTGAGCCGTCTTCAACGGACTTCAAACCAGCTACTGTTTCGTAGATGTTTTGACCTAGAACGTGGAATGCGTTGTATCCGTAAGGCAGGGGTATTGTGTAATAATCTTTACCGTTGGGTTTCATAATGACTATGTTTCTTTCTTTTACATAGTCTGGGATGTTCATGTAGAACGACTTACCGTTGTCATCCTCTTCGCTTTGAGCCTCTGCTAACGCAGCAGCAAGAGCGCCAGCGCCCACCATTGAGCCAACAATTCCTTGCTTCAATCTTGAGGCTCTAGGGTCAAACACATTCATGCCGCGAGCAAAGTTCATGGTGCCTTGAACGGAGGCGTTAAAGAACAAGTAAAGACTGTTTAGTTCAGCACCCATCATCCCTGATCTGTTGAAGTTAACAGTCAGGTTTTTAGCTAGAGAAGCAGCCTGCGCTATAGCCTCATCACGATCCATGCCGTTCTCAAGGAACTGATCCCTAGCCGCTTTGAACGACGCAAACCTGACGCCGTTTTCAACCGCAGAGTTGGTGTCCTCAACGTAGTCTACAATGCTCTTCATGGCTTTCTTTCTGGTGCCTTTGAAATCGCCCTTTTCCATATCAATAAGATCTTCTATGGTTTTAAGCTGATCTTGAGGTTCTCTGCTATAAAACCAATCGGCTTTGGCACCTGCCTGAATATACTCTTTGTAGTCTTGCGCTTCTTTTTCAGTCTGCTTAGGGCTGTTACGGAAGCCCCTGTAAAATGCCTTTATGCTTGGCATCGTGTCTTTTACGACACGCTTTACAATCTTTGTATCCTTGGCCTTCCCCATCGGCATGGACTGCTCACCAAGAATGTTGTACACGGCAGTTTGTATATCACGGGCAAAGTTACCTACCACAAACTCTGGGTTTAATGAGGTGTTCACCGTTGACAGCATTCTGTTTACTTTTCCCAAAGCGTTGATGATTTTGCCAGTGCTTTGAGTATCTAGATTTAACAACCCTCTGCGTAGCTGATCATCCTTGAAGTCAATAAGAACCTGCTCGCCGTTAATCTTTGCTCCAAACAGTTGATTGTCTGGAGAGTTATCCATTCTATTAGTGAGTTTTTTGACGTAGTTTTGTCGTTCTTTTTTAGATATGCCTTCAGGTATTTTTGACTTCTTTTCCCCTGTAGGAAGATAGGTGTAGCTAGTCTCAAAGTATTCTTTGAATCGTGGGCTATCTTTATCGTAAACAACCCAAGCATCAGGATTAGGGTTGTTCTTAACTAAGTCATACATACGCTGACCCACTTCTGTATTTTTAGTGGCTCTAGCTATTGTTCTTTGACGGTCAGCAATGATTGTCGCCAGTGGAGATTCTGCCGCTGAAGTTCGCCCTTTGGCTCGCTTACCCTCTCGACCTTGAATGCTCAAGGTTCCGCTAGACCCAGCAGTAGGACTTCCAGCAAGCTCAGGATCAATGTCTACAGACATATCCTCTTCCATTGATCTGCCCTTGAGCGGAACGTAATACTTGTAAAGTTCTGAAAGAGTTTCTTTGTCTACGTCTGTGTACAGACCACCTTCGTAGGCACGATCTATTGTTCTTTGTACTATGGCATCTGTCTTTGCGGCGACTCTTTGCAGTTGTTTGGCCCTTGTGTTTCCACCAGACCATGTGCCATCTGCATCATTCCAATCCATGTTGTATTGTTCTTTCATGCGCTGCTTTACATACGCATTTGTAAGAGGTGTGGCAGTGCCATCTACAATAATTGATCCTGCTCCAGCATCAGGGTAACGCTTGTTTATCTGAGCTATTTTTTTGTTTCTTTCTAGCGCGTGACGCAAAAGCAAGAAGTCATCAAACTCTTTCCGCGCTTCTTGAGTGGTGCGCTCTGTGTTCATAGCGACCAAATCTTCAATAATCGGCGTTACCTCTTCTCGGTCAAAGACGCGACCCTCTTCGCCAATCTTGCCAGCTACGGATTCTTCACCTTGATAGGCGGATTCTAAAGAGGATATAGGGCGTAAACCTGCGGCTTCTCGCCCTTTGTTTATTGCTGCTTCAAGGTTCTTTAGACCAATAAGTTTGTCAGCAACTTGAAATAAAATTTTGTCCTTTAGCTTAACTGTCGGCGCTTCAAACGCACTAAAGCTGTTGTCAGGCAACCCTGTTGCCGCTCTGTCAACCATTGCAGGTGCAACAGTCTCATCAAAAACAGCTTGCGAGGTTTGATCAGGCACAGCTTGACGCAATGACTCAACATCTCTTGAGGCTTTGTTGGTTTGAAGTTCTACAGTTTGATCAGCGTTACGGTTGCTTGCCTCTATAGATGAGTTAGTAGCAGCCATGTTGGGCTGATCGGGCAGTGGAGCGGGAGTTGCTTGTTGTGCGGGGACAGTAGGCTCTGGTACTGGAGCTATTTCTTCAAGAGGTTTGATTCTGGAAACAACATCGCCCGTTTCGTTAAGAACGCCTTGATCTTTTAACTCGGCTACAATCTTGTCTACTTTGTCATTTGTTACTTGATCATCAGCAAGCAATCCAGATGCTTGGCGTATTCTCTCAACGCTCGCATCGCCAGTATCAACAACAGCCTGCTTTGCAGCGTTATATTGCTGGCGGGTAAATTTCTTTAGGTTGAAGAAGTTCTTAGGCAGCTTAGTCGGCTGTTCAAACTTAGGCAGAGCGCGAAGATGATAGTAAAAAAGCTCACGCTCAGGCTTGCTCATCTTGGCAACCGTGGACTTCCCAGAAAATGCCTTAGCAATTGCCTGCACTTCTCTTGAATTTACCTTTGCGTCTATGTTTTTCGCGTCTAAAAGCTTTTGAATTGAAGCAGTTGCGCTTTCATCTAGATTGGCAAGATCCTTTGGCACAGGGGACACGCCAGTAAGGCTGTTCTGTTTTTGTGCGTAATTAAGGGCTTCTCTTCTGCTCTTAAAAGGTATCTTGTAATCATCGCTAACCTTCAGCCCTTCTTTCCTTAAGTCAGCGCGTTCTTTTTCTGTAGATGGCCTAGTGGTTACTCGCTCGCCAGCACTTGTCTCTACAGCGTAACTAACCTCACCTTTTTTGTTCCTTAAAGTAACAGGTCTGTAGACTTCGGACTCAGTTCTGGCTTTAACAGAGATGCCAACCAAGTCTTGCATTTGGTCAGGCGAAAGAACTTGAGATGCTTCCTCAAAAGTAAAAGAGTCTGCTGGCGGAAATCCTTGCGCTTCTCTACGGTTGTTAATCCTTATAGCCGCAGTCATGTCGGATTCGTTAAGAGATCCTTTTCCTGTTAGCTCAATGATTTGATCAAACGTAGCTGTTTCAGGGTAAGAGACAACGCTGCCATCCTTGGCTGTTGCTAGATAAGTGGTGCCAGCAGCTTCGTTGACAGCAGCGGCAGTAAAGGTGTGTGCCTCTGGCTCCATCACTCGCTTGTGTACTATAAGGAGCTTTTCAGCCTGTTCTGGAGTGTAGGTATTTGAAGAAATGTCCATAGCATCAACAGCTTGTTGAACTATGTTGTTTGAGATTACTTTTTTGTTTAAGCCGTCCATCAAAGCCACTGATTGAGCTTTGTTTACTGGAACGCCATAAGCCTTACCGGAGGTTGTCTCGACTACTTGGAAAAGCGGTTCCGCTTGATCCTCAACAACCTCTTCTCCAGCCCTTCGCGCTTCGGCTCTTCTTCTTAAATCTTCTAGTTGTTGCTCTGGCGTCAACAACTCTGACGGAGATACTTCTCTTAACTCAAACTTGGCGCTAGTGGGGAAGTAGGCACCCATGCGCTCCTGTATAGTCTCTGAGTAGTCTTTGCCCCTAACTGGGCGAACACCCTCTGGATCGGCCTCAGCGGCCCTTCTCTGGCGTATTTCGGCTTCTTTTGCGGCAATAGTCTCTGCGTCAACAACCTGTTGTTGCGCCTCTAAAGCAAGCGCCTCAAATCCAGCAACGTCGCGTTCTAGCCCTGCTCTCGCTTGAGCTTCGGCAGCTTGAGATGCAGCTATTGATGACGCGACATAATCATCAAGCTCTTGTTGTATGGCCTGTTCTTCAGCAACTCCCGCTCTAAGATTCTCTAGATCTCTTGCTTCTTGAGCGGCCTGCTCTTGATCTTTAGCTTTTTGAGAATCTTCGGCTATCTTTGCTCTTCTGCCAGCGGCAGATGTGAGAACAAGATCAGCTAATGCGCCAACGGCACCACCCACAGTTAGGTCATCCATAAACGACTGACCAACGGGTAGGTTCTCGTTGTATAGACCTTTTTCAATCAAGTCTTGAGTTATGCCTGCTACAGACTCCTGTACGGCTTCGGTAGACCCTGACTTTAACGCGCTTTTTACGCGATCAAGAGCCTCTCTTTTTATGGTGCCATCGGCAACTTTGTCAAAGCGACGAAATAGCATCAAAGGCAATGCCATCTCAGACAGACCAACAGCAGTACCAAGAACTATTGCAGAATCTTCTGTTGCTTGGCTTACGTCCAAACCCGCATCTTTAGCAGCTTGTATTCTTTGAGCTTGATCACCAGCACCAGCACCACCTGCTAACGCAGCAGTGCCTCCATACTCTATAGCCTTAACGCCTTTACCCGCTGCGCCAGCAACGCGAGCAAGAACGCCGGGAGTCAAGAAGGTAGCTAGTGATCCAACGCCCTCACCAAGCTTTGTAGTCCATGCGTCTTGATACAACTCATCGGCACCAAGGAAGCTTTCGTTTATGGCCTTGCGGCCATCACGGGCCAATCGGACAAGCTCGTTTTCTTCGCCACTGTCTATTAGATCATCTAGACCAACAGCGTTAGTTGCAGCGTCTGCTAACTCAGCAATACCTTCGGCAGATGACAAGAAGCCAGAAGCAAAACCACGGGGAACCGCCTTGGCAAACTCACCCGCATAGCCTAATACGCTTGTTTCTTCTTCTGGTTCCTCTATAACAGGAGCAACAGGCTCAGGCTCGACCTCAAAGTCTTGAGCAGTTGCCCACCCAGAATCTATTGATATTTGTTTAAGTTCCTCGTTTGAAACATCATCAGGAACATCAAAGACCATTCGGCCATTTGGAAGCCTTACATTCATTAGGGAGAGACTTTTCTGTCAGCAAAATTAACGGCATCTGTATTAAAGAATTGAGAGTATTGTGATTGAAGCTGACGGGCTAAATCTTTTTCTGCTTCTAATCGCTCATTTTCATCAAGATACTGGAATCTTTCTTGAATAGAACTAGAACTTATGTAATCAGCAATCAAATTAGCCAGCTTTGCTTGACCAGCAGCATCTCTCGTCAAAGCGCCTTCTCTTTCAGCTTGAGCAACTTTTTTATCAAACATTGTTCTATCTTGAGCAAATTGACGCTTCTGCTGCTCGACTCTAGCGTTTATTTCTCTTTCGCTTAACGTGGATCTAAATTCCCTTTCTCTTTCTGATTCTGCTAAGGCGCTGGCGTGTTTAGCAGCAGCGATCTCTATACTTTGCTCATAACGTTCTTCTTCTTTAGCCTTAGCCATTTCTTCCAAGGTCAAGCCTTCTGCTCTTTGTCTAGCAGCTTCAGCCATTTCTCTTCCAGAACGCTCTTCTGCTCTAGCTTCAGCGCCAATCCTAGCCTTGAGATCAGCAGCGGTTCTACCTGCTCTAGATAATCCACCAGCTAGGTCGCCGCCAGCGATACCAGAGCCAAGCTCAATCAAAGCATTAGCAAGCATATCTTTCTTGGCGTCGGCGCGAAGCTCTTCTGCTCTTAGCGCTGCTTGAGTTTCATAATCAGTTGCTTGTCTTTCCGCTCTTTGAATCATTTTTTGATAGGCCGACACAGCTTGATTCTTATTGCCAAGAGCAGCCGAAATTTGAGCTTGCGCTGTTGCTAGTGGATCAGCTTTTGCGGCGTCTTCTTGCGCTGCGTTGCTGCCAGCTATTTGCGCTGCATCTTGTGGTTGAACCTTTGGCGCTATCGCTGCCGCAGTAAACTGAGGATCTTCAAACAAATTCATAAGTTCGCGCTCTGGATCTACAGGCGGAAACTCATCAAACATCGGATCATCCAAATAGCTTGTATCCGCTGGGCCAGAGGCTGGGCCAGATCCCTCTAAATCAATGCTTTCTAAATCTTCAATCATCTTTAGATATGATCTAGGTGATTCAGCCGCAGAGAGCATGGCAAATTTATCAGGGTTTTCTTGAGCAAATTGAGCAAGCAGGACTCGGTTTGCTTCTTCACCAAACCCACTATCTAAGCCAACGTCAAAATACTCTCGCTCAAAACCTGTAAGCCCCGTTGCTCTTTCGGCAAGCTCAGGATCAAACATAGCGGTTTCTCTAGGTGGGCCTTGCCTAGAAAGGCCACCTGTGGCGGTTGGTGTGTATCCTTGAGCTAACAGAGCCTCGTACTCGGACATTGGCATACCGACTAACTCGCCACTGTATATTGTCTCCAACTCTCCGGGTCTTTGTTGAGTTAACCCACTATACAAAGCAGCGGTTGCCTCTCTGCCTGCATCCGTCAATCTTGGCCCACGATCCGCCATACCAAAGCGTCGTTCTGTTGTTATATACGGCACTTGCTGGCCTATATTCATATTTACAACACCGCCAGCGTACATTCCTTGTGGTGGCATTTGAGGCGGCATTGGCGCTTGTTGGGGCATTTGCTGAGGGACGCCCATAGCCTGCTGCATTTGAGGTTGTGGCGGTGCCAAACTAGCGATACCTTGTTGAACAATCTGATCTTTTACAGTTCCTTGAGGTTGCTGTTGCGCCTCAAAACGCTTTCTCATGTTTGATCGGCGCTGTATTTCGCTAACTACCAAAAACTGAGGGTATCGGCCATCTGGTTGTTGAGCCATACGCTGCAAAGTTTGATCAGGCATACCTTTAACATCGTCTTCAGCCTCAATGATATTTTGCATAATTAAGTACCCAATGCCTTATAAAGCCCAACGCCACCAATACCTGCGCCAAGAAGCTGTTGACCCGTTGAAGGCTGTACGCCAAAACTAGCCATAGTGCTACCGGGGGTAACAGGTAAGCCTTGGAGGATGTTGCTAAAGAATCCAATCTGCTCTCTTGGGAACGCTTGCTGACGCAAGAAGTCTTGATAGCCCAGATCAAGACTGCGCTGATCCAAGCCACGCTGAATCTCTCCAGCAGCTTGCAGATTGCGAAGCCTATCAAATGCCATCGCCTGCTCTTGACCACCAAGCGAACTAAGAAGTCTAGCTGCATCTAAAGCTTGTCCTCTACCAGCCTGATCAGCTTGCAATCCTGCCAATCCTAACTGCGCCCTTTCTTGCGCCATCCGCACGTTAAACTCTCTAGCAGCCATCGCCGCTTGGTTTTGTGCTTGATCCATGCGCTCTTGAGTCTCGGCAGCAGACAGTCCTAGTTGTGCAGCTTGCTGTTTAGCTCGCTCTCTCGCTTCAAAGACGGCTCTGGCTTCTTGTTGTTGAGCGAGTCTGCCTCTTTGATTTTCAGCAAAAGCTTCTGATCGGAAGCGTTGAGCAGCCTGATTTGCAGCTTCTTGTTGCTGCTGAGCAGATAATCCTAATTGCGCTGCTTGTTGTCTGGCTCTTTCGCCAGCTTCAAATGTCTTTTGACTAAACTGTTCTTGCGCTTGTCTTGCTGCTTCTTCTTGTTGTTGAGCAGAAAGACTAAGTTGAGCAGCCTGTTGTCTTGCTTGCTCGCTAGTCCCAAAAGCTGCTTGGCGTAACTGCTCAGCTTGTTGCAACGCTCGCTGTTGTTCAGTACCTGTCTGCAATCCAAGTTGTGCCTGTTGCAATCTAGCTGCTCTGTCAGCCTCAAATGCTTTTTGCGCCTGAGCAAATGCTGCCTGACCACCTCTAGCTTGTATATCTGCAAGCTGTTGAGATAGATTTCGCTCTCTTTCTGATTGCAAGATAGCTTCTCTGTATCCGCCAAGACCCCCAGCCATAGCTGCTTGTTGAGCTATTTCAGCAGCTTGTGTGTCTGATGCTCTTTTTGCTTCCCTAGCTTCTATATCAGTAACAAGTTGCTGATAAGGATTCATGTAGCTTTGTAAAGTGGCTGCATCAGCTACAGTCCCCGCTTGAAATCCGGGGCCAAAATCAGCCTGTCCTGTATACTGAGACTGCACATCTCTAGCAGCATATCCGGGGTCTATCTGACCAGCGGTGTACCCAGAATCTCTAGTAGTCGCTGCATAATCTGAAGCGATAGTTCCGGGCGCATACGTCGGAGTCAATGTGCCAGCTTCAAAGCCCTGCGTGAGTGAAGCGTCTGTAGGAGCCGTGTATCCAGATGCAATAGTGCCAGCTTGATAATTAGAGAACTGCTGTTGTGGATCAAAGCCAGCGGCTATGTTTGTGCCCATATTTGTAGGCTGAAAACCTATCTGAGTGGCTATGTCGCTTGCAGACCTTATCTGCTGTGGAGCGCCAGCAGCAGCCATCTCGGCCATCCCCGTCATCGCTGTTGTTTCAAACGGGCTAAAATCAGCTATTCTGGTGCCCTGATACGTCTCATACGGGCGAGTGCTTTCATAGACTGTACGGCCAAGCATCTCCTCGTAAAAAGGCTTGGCATACTCTGGTAGATTAGTTTGAGTTACTACGCTTTCGGTTTGTTGGACGCCGCCGCCACCACCACCACCTTTACTCATCCTTCAAACTCCTTTCGTAAACGACATATGACCTTTCAAAGCCGTCTTGCTGAAGCCATTTCCAGAATCCCATCCTAGCAGTGGCTTCTATACCGTCACAGTGATTGTCTTTAGCCCAGTCAGTAAATCTCTCTAGCATGTCCCAAACCCACTCGTTGAATTTGTCACCGCCTAAAAACTGTATTGTGAGCATCTTTTTGCCGGGGTAAAACACAAGCTCTGTAGTGCCCACTCCGTTTATTTTGTGTTCTGAGTCAAACGCTAACCAAAGGTGCTGATTGCCTGAAACAACAGAGTTAAACAACGCCTGCTCCGTCCATCGCCCTTTAGATCTAGCAATAGCTTTGAGCAACTGATTTCTTACTTCAGGCCATAGAGTCTCTACATAGCTTGGAGGAACCATCGTTATGGTATGAGTCACCTCCCTTGGGGCTGATTTGCTGCGAACCTTTGGCTCGCGAGATATGTCCCTAACCCTTGACTCGTCAAAGCTTAATAGTTGATTCATGCGGGTATCAGCC